TTCCCGGAAGATCTGGATTACCGGGCGGCCAGGATCGGCGAGGAACGGAGGGCGGCTGCGGCGCCTCCGGAAGGTGAGGTGCTGACTCAGCGAGAGGGAGAAAGCAACGAATCCTTTGTCGCGCGCAAGAAGGCGGCTGAGGAGGAGAGGAACAAGAAGATCCTCCTCGCCAAGAAGCGTCAGAGCGAGAAGCCGACTCAGCTCCCGGCTGAAAAGCGGTGATCACCGTCACCGGAAGATACGAGAAGATCTGGGAGCCTCACCCTAAACAGGTGGAGTTTATTCGGCTCCCCTTCTCGATCTTCGAAGCACTGTATGGTGGGGCAGCAGGAGGAGGCAAATCTGAGCTTCTCCTGATGCTCCCCATTTTATACGGTTTTCATGAGATACCAGGATTTCACGGCGTCGTCTTTCGACAAACTTTTCCTCAACTTGAGGAGTCTCTCATCCCTCGCTCGCACGGGTTCTATAAACATCTGGGAGCCAGCTATAACGACACCAAGCATGTTTGGACCTTCCCTTCAGGAGCCAAGATTAGGCTCTCCTACTTGGAAACTGAAAAAGACGCGCGCGAGCACGATACTGCTGAATATCATTACGCTGGATTCGACGAACTCACGGCATTTCTTGAATTTGTATACCGATACATCACGAGTCGAGTCCGATCTACGCTCCCTGGTGTTCCAGCTCTCGTCAGAACAGCATCTAATCCTGGAAATATCGGACATGTCTGGGTGCGGACTCGATTTGTCGCTCCAGCCCCCGAGGGTGGAGTAAGGCTTTACGATAAATACACGGATACCTACCGATTCTTCGTCCGAGCGAGGATAACCGACAATCCTCACTTGATGGAGAAGGATCCGGGGTATATTAACCGACTCCGAATCCTCCCAGAAGCTGAACAAAGGGCCAAGATCGATGGAGATTGGTGGGTCTTTAGTGGACAGGTTTTCGGTGAATGGCGAGATCCATTTGTGGGCGCTCCATTCCACGGTGAACCTGAGCGCGCGTGTCATGTGGTCGAAGATTTCACTCCTCCGTATTGGTGGCCTAGAGTCATATCAGCAGACTGGGGTTATTCAGCTAAGACATGGGTGGGCTGGGGAGCAGTTGCACCTGACGGAAAACTTATTCTGTATCGCGAATACGTTCGTGAAAAGACAAGTATCGAGGAATGGGGTGCCGATGTTCGACGTATCTCTCAGTTTGAACTAGACAATCTGGGAGCGGCTACGTTGGATCCGTCGGCATGGGGGAAGCGAGGAGAGCAGAAAACTCTGGCGCAGCAGATCATAGAGGCAACGGGTATCCACTTTGAGCCAGCCGACAACGACAGGCTTGGTGGCAAGCTCTTGATGCATGAGATGCTCCGCTGGAAGGATCGGCCTCCTCGCTACGTTCCTCAAGAGGGTTACGTTGACGAGACGGCTCAGCGAATTCTTAGGATGCAGGGGACCGATGCGTTTCAAGAATACATCAAGCTCTTTGAGCCGGAGCCCCTGGAGACCAACCTCCCAAAGCTCATCGTCTGCAAATCCTGTGTCAACTTCAGAGAAGCGATCCCAGCGTGCATCTATGAACAGAAAGATGGAAAAAATACGGAGGATGTCGCTGAGTTCGATGGAGATGATCCATATGATGGAGGACGCTATCTTATTAAGACGTATTCGAGATACATTCGAGAGTCAAAGGTCAAGCACGAAAAGCAAACCGCGCTCGGAGAGATAATTCAGAGGCTCACCGAGACGAACGATTACAACACGTTTCATCACCAGATGCATCATTTCGAGAAGAAATACATTAAACAGCCGAGAGGAATACACAGGAGTAGGTTCCGACGTGGCAGACACTTGGCTCACTAACTGGCTCAAGGGCAATTTTTCCAAGTCAGAGGTCGAGAGAATTGAACTGACTGCAAAAGTTGCCGAATTGGAAGCCATTAAAGCTCTTTTAGAGAAAGATAATGAATCCCTTCGAGAACGGCTCCGTAATCTTGAGTTGGATGATCGTGATACTCGTAGGGGCCTCCTGCTTCGTCTTGGTATTCTTAGCAATCCTGCGGATTCAGGAGCTAAGAGAGAAGAACCGAAGCCAGTCAAGAAAACTAGAGTCCCCTGGGAGCAGCAAGCAGCCAAATTAGAGGCCGATTCCAGAGAAAGATACTGGAAAAAGCAAATAGAGGACCGGGAAAAGCCTCAAGAGCAGAGAAAAGCCGAGGCCGAAGCCAAAAAGTCGCCGGAACAACAGGAACTGCAACAGGATCTGGAGATTCTCAATGAATCGGACGCTAAATCGTGAGGAACTAGCGTGGGCAGCGGGGTTTTTCGACGGAGAAGGGAACACGCACTACCAAAGCAGTCTCTCCAAGCGTCCAAAGGACAAAGGAAGAAACAGTCGAACGATTCGGGTGAATATCACTCAGCTTTACTCGAATCTTGAGGTCTTGAGTCGATTTCATGTAGCAGTTGGCAAAATTGGTCATTTCAATGGTCCGATTCGCCTTGCTATGACCTATAACGCAACGAGTTTTGAGGAAGCGCAAGCGGTAATTGCTATGCTCTGGAAGTTCCTGAGCAGCAAAAAACGCGCGCAAGCACGAGAGGCGCTCCTCGCCTTCAAGAATCATAGGTTCTAAGATGTTCCCACCAGCTACAGAGATGGAATCTCCTATCGGGCCGGCCATGCCTCCCGACATGCTGGATCTTCCTACTCAGGAAGAGGAGGAGCACTTTTGCGACTCAGAAGTTGCAAAAAATCTATCTCAGGTCATTGATCATCTGGAGAAGCATGACCGGTTTTCGCGCGACCGTCTCATCAAGAAGTGGCGCAAACAAATGTGCTACTGGGACAATATACAGTATATCTGGTGGTCCGATTTTGCTTTCGATTGGCGGACTCCAGACCAGATTCGAGAAGAAGATCCTCAGTCGGACATTGATCCTGCACTTTACGCTAAGATCATTAATATCTATAGGGCGTATGGAGAAGTTATCATCGCTGCGATGTCGTCCGCGCTCCCGACGGTTCCCTTCATGCCTGACGACGCGGAGAATCCAGATGATCTTCAGACCGCAAAGGCATATACCAAGATCGGAATGCTGATACAGAAGCACAATTACGCCGAGCTTCTGTTTATGAAGGCTCTCTACATCCTGTATAATCAGGGTGTCGTGTTCGGTTACAACGAGAACAGAGCCTCTGGAAAATACGGGGTTTACGAGAAGCCGATCATCTCAGATCACAACGTGATTACCAGGGAATACTACTGCGCGAACTGCGGTTATTCTCTTGGTTCCGATGAGATCTCTGCGAATCCGCTGGCTCCCCCGGATATGCCCCAAGCTCCTCCATTTGGCGAGGAGGAGATGGAGCCGATGAACAATCCGACTCCCCCGGATCCCATGCCTCCCGCGATGCCCCCGGAGGCTCCTCCTCCATCCATGCCTCCTGCCGCACAGAATCCAATCGGGATTCAAATGTGTCCTCAGTGCGGCTATGAGAACATGCCGGAGTCCGACGACTTCGAGGAGATCATCCCGAGGATCGCAGGCTATGACAAAACGCCGAAGTCTCGTGAATGCCTTGAGGTTTATGGACCACTCAACGTCAAAGTCTCCCCGTGGGCCACTAAAAAGGAGGATTTGGCTTACCTTATCCTCGAAACAGAAGAGCATTTCGCCAAACTGCAAGACATTTATCCCGAGATTGCCGAGAGAATTCAGCCACTCATTGATCTTGACACATTCGACCGCTCTATGCGCACGAATATCATGTTCAAGGGGGACGTTGCGACGGACCTCTGCACGTGTCGTCGTGTATGGCTTGCACCTTGGTCGTTCAATGTTCTTGGGGTTGGCAACCGGGATGAGGAAATAGAGGAACTGAAATCCCTCTACCCCAATGGAGCTTACGTCGTCGTAATCAACAAGGATCTGGTCGTAGAAGGCATTCCTGACTCCATGAACGATCATTGGACGATGACGGAGCATCCCCTTTCAGAGTCGATTCATGCTGAGAGCACAGGAAGTTCGGTCGTTCCCATTCAGGACATGACCAATGAAGGATGGAACCTCACGCTTGAAGGAATCGAATTTGGAATACCTGAGCTCTACGCGGACCCGGACGTCCTCGATTTTGACAGCTACAGCCGATCTGAAGCGCGACCTGGACAGGTATCTCCAGCTAAGGCGCCGGCTGGAAGAAGTCTGGGAGAAGGATTCTTCGAGGCCAAAACAAGCTCAATCAGTCAAGAGATTGATAAGTTCCTTAACCGCCTTGAGAGAGTCGGTCAGTTTGTTTCAGGCGCGCTCCCTACTGTGTTTGGAGGTGCTATTCAGGGAGGATCGGGCACTGCGAAAGAGTATGAAATGTCCCGTGCCCAAGCCCTCCAGAGGCTCCAAATCACGTGGAAAATCGTAAAGATCTGGTGGTCCCAGAT